TTGATCTTCCAGATCGAAAGAGACGCTAACGCCATCGCGCAGCAAACTCGTCGCGGAAAGGGCAACATGATCCTTTGCTCTGCAGACGTTGCTTCTGCTCTAACAATGGCTGGTGTACTTGATTACACTCCAGCACTTAATGCTAACCTTAATGTCGATGACACTGGCAATACCTTTGCTGGTACACTTCAAGGTAAGTACAAGGTATACATCGACCCATATGCAGGTGGATTCAACGGATCTTCCGCAGGTGGTCAGTACTATGTTGCTGGTTATAAGGGTACTTCACCTTATGATGCTGGACTGTTCTATTGCCCATACGTTCCACTACAGATGGTTCGTGCAGTTGGCGAGAACACCTTCCAACCAAAAATCGGATTTAAGACTCGTTATGGTATCGTTGCAAACCCATTTGCAGAAGGTGCCACAGCAGCTCTTGGACAGATTAACAAGAACAAGAACGTCTACTATCGTCGCGTTAAAGTTCAAAACCTCATGTAATTCATATTACATATCTTTCAAAGAGGCCCTTTACGGGTCTCTTTTTTTATGGTAAAATATTTGAGTCCTTCGATACATATGACACAAATGACATCACGTGCTTATTTTGGAACCAAAGCCGGTTCTGCTCAAGATGAAGCAGAATTTCTTACGGATCAATACTTATACCATGCGGTTACAAGTGTTGATGCTAGATTAGGTGAAGGTTATGCAAAAAAGAATCCTCAGTTATTATCCACTATGCTTTCTCTTACTGCAGAGGAACATCGTAGAATTGAATCTCTTGAGGATTAAAATTTATAGGACCCTTCGGGGTCCTTTTTTTGTCTAAATAAAGTATGTAAATTTATGTAACGAATTATGTTTTGCAAATTCTCTAAAATGACTCTAGAGGAACGTCGTGAGAAAAAATTAAAAATGTATAATTTCTTTGAAGAATCTCTAGAAGAAAGACTTGCTGGAGTTAAGGCAGCTAAGGCAAAATTAGAAGAGCAAATGGGAAAAGAGGTCTAAATATTTTTGGAGACCTGCGTTTTACCATGCCATATCATATTACAAAACCCAGTATTTTAGGTTCTGCTGTACCAGATGGTGGAGTAGAATATTATACTGGTGAAAATAAATGGGATAATGAATATTCTAAGAGAAAGATTTATACCAATAAAGCAGATGCTGATGCTCAAGTTGCCACTGTGGAAACAAGAACATTAGGAGATCGGGTAATTACATATCAATCAAAATGGTGGAAAGATGCTACTGTTGTAACTGAATAAATAAAAATAAAAGTAGTATTACCATGAAGGACTTTACACCTAAAGAATTAAAGGAAGCGCATGAACGCACGAAAAAGATTACAGAATATCTAATTCGTGAAGGATATGCTGAAAATACTGACATGGCAGGTAACATCATTATGGGCATGAGTGAGCAATGGTATGAACAAATTCTTAAAGACTAATGAAAAATTTTGATAAGTTTATTGAAGAGGCTTCTACTAAAAGATGTCCTTCAGGTCAATATTGGTGCTATACTGATAAAAAATGTAAAAATATTCCACGTGGTTGGCATGTAGGTCGCGGTGGTTATATTGAACAAGATGATGATGGTAAAAAAAATGGCAACGGTAATGGGTCCAATAACGGGAATGGAAATGGCAATGGCCATTCTGGCAATGGTAATGGTGGGAATGGTAACGGCGGTGGCGGCAATGGTGGTGGAGAATAATGGCTAGAAATCCACTTCAAAATCAAATAGAGAATAGGAATTTCCTATCTCCAATTGGTTTTAAATTTAATATTACTAAAACTCCTAAGGTTAATTTCTTTTGCAATTCTGCAAGAATACCAGAGATTACTTTAGGTACTGCTGTGCAACCAACTTATTTGAAAGATATTGATGTTCCTGGTGACAAGTTACAATACGGTGATTTATCATTGCGATTTTTAGTGGATGAAGAATTAGAAAATTATATGGCTCTTCATAATTGGTTAACGGGATTGGGTTTTCCAGAAAGTGCACAAGAATTTAAAGATTTAATTACAGATCAGGATGATCAAAGAGATCCTCTAGAAGCTTATAGTGATGGATCCTTATCAATTTTAAATAGCAATTACAGGAATGTTGCTATTGTAAAATTTACAAATTTATTTCCAGTTTCATTAACTTCATTAGATTTTGAAGCAACAGATACAGATATTAACTACTTTACAGCAGAGGTACTTTTCAAGTATACTATCTACAGTATTCTTGGACCTGACGGAAGAACACCTTTATAATTAATCAAATCTTATTATGGACCTTGACAAAATTCAAGAAATGTGGCAGAAAGATTCTGTCATTGATCCTGATAATCTACATGATGAATCGTTAAAAATTCCTCAATTACATTGTAAGTATTATACACTTTATAATACAATTACTTTGTTGCGTGAAAGGGCAAAAGAAACTTATAATAAAGTAAAGTTAGAAAGGTACAATTATTATACAGGAAAGGCAGAACCAGAGGTTTATGCTGAAGAACCATTTCCCTATAAGGTTAGAGAAAAAGATGCGATACAGCGGCATATGGATGCAGATGAGAGACTGATTAAAGTTGATCTTAAGATAAAATATTACGATTCTACTCTTAAATTTTTAGAAGAGATTATTAAAACTGTATCTAATCGTACCTATCAAATAAAAAATGCTATTGAATGGCATAAATTTCAAGCTGGATTTGGGTAAATAAATATTTGATATTGAATTAAA